AACTCCAGATCTCTCGCCACAAAGAGAAATTGAGGCTGATATGGGCGAATCTGAACAGATCCACTTTGAGCCAGGCAAGATCGAACCCAGATTGGTCACAGCGAGTTGGGGGGCGGACAGTTACGGCCCCGAAATTGTTGCCTGGGCAAAAGATCATTTGCAGGTTGATTTGTACCCGTGGCAGCAGCAGGTGCTTGACGACGCATTGCAACATGATGCCGCTGGCGATCTGTTGCATCGTTACAGTCTGACCAGCACAGCAAGACAGCAAGGCAAAACAGTGATGCTGTCGGCGCTCATTGGCTGGTGGCTCACAGTTGGCCGTGTGAAACGTGGCGGCCCCCAGCAGGTGTTGAGTGTGGCGCACCAATACACCACTGCCGAACTGTTGCCGCTCATGCTGTTCCCGATTCTTGAAGAGCGCTACGGGTTCAAAACGTTTGTGTCATCAGGCCGCATGATGGCCCAGCACGATGATGGCAGTTGGTGGCGTATCCAATCGGCATCACCCCGTTCAGGTCACGGGTTGAGCGCTGATTTGCTGGTGGTTGACGAACTGTTTGCTGTGTCTGAACTTGTGCTTGACGCTGGTCTGTTGCCTACGCAGCGGGCTAGGCGTGCGCCGCTGGCTGTGTTCACTTCCACTGCTGGCACTGAGGATTCAACGGCGCTGATCAGGTGGCGTGAACGTGGCATTCAACAGATTGAAACAGGGAAACCTGGCCGCCTGCACTTTGCTGAATGGTCACCGCCCGCCAACATTGATTTCAGTGACAGAAAGTTTTGGCATTACGCAAACCCCAGTTTGGGGTTGGGTTTCTTGACGATGCAAGACCTTGAAGATGGTTTCAATAGTCCCAATCGTGAAGCATGGTTGAGAACTGACCTGAACCTGTGGACTTCAGCGGTAGGTTCCTGGTTGCCTCACGGCGCATGGGAATCATGGATCACTGAAGATGACATGCCTGCTGGCGGGGTGCTGGCCGTTGACAGCGACAATGATGGCATGGGGTTTGTGGGTGTCAGGGTGGCTGCCCGTGATGACGGCAAACTTCAGGCACGCAGTGAATTCAGAGTTGAATCACTTGAAGCAATGTGGCAACAGGTGCATGTGTTGTTGGAAGATAAACAAATGAAACTGGCGTTGACACCAGGACTTCACGGCCTGTGCCCACTAGACCTATCAAAACGTGCAACCATTTGGGGCCAACAGGAAATGACCAAATACACGGCCATTGTGCGTGGCCTTATTCTCGAGGGCCGCCTAGTGCATGAAAATCAAATGAGCCTAAATGAGCATGTGAACAGGGCTGTGTCAGGAAAAGCAGCGGGCGGCATGTTGACAATCACTTCACGAAAATCGCCTGGCCCTATCGAACAGTGCCGCTGCATGATCGCCGCCGCAGGTATGTGTGCAAAACCTTCAGGCAAAATCAGGGTGCCAATGATCGGCATGGGCTAAATCCACACACAGCCCGTGAGAATGTGTTAGCCTTGCGGCGTGGGTCTGTTCCGTACCAAAGCAGCGCCAGCGTTCGGCGTTTCTGACGTGAAGGCTGCCGCCGGTAGTGCGGGCAGACTCGGCACGCTCAGTTCCTACGCAGTCGGGTCTGGAGTTGAGCGTGCGCTATCTTTGCCAACTGTCAGCAGGGCTGTTGGCCTCATCACTTCAACCATTGCCAGCCTTGACCTACGCACCTACACGCTGCAATGGGATCCGCAGACAGAACGCTACGAAAAAATCTATGTGCCAGGTGAATCATGGTTCACCCGCCCAGACCCCCGCAACACCCGCAACTTCATCATTTCGGCAACCGTAAAAGATTTGATGTTGAGAGGGCGGGCGTTCTGGTATGTGACCAGTCGATATGCCACAGGGTTTCCTGCATCATTCCAATGGTTGCCCGCCGATCAGGTCACAACACCTGACCAGGCAGGCCCTGAATGGTTTAGCACTGCCCAGGAAATCTATTTTGATGGCGTAGAAGTTGACGCCGCAAATGTGGTTCAGTTCCTTTCACCACTTGACGGCATTCTGTGGACAGGCGCCAGGGCCATTGACATTGCCCACAAACTCGATGAGTCAGCCCGCCGTTTCGCAACCAATGAAATCGCTGCTGGCTATTTGCAGCAAAAAGAAGGCGGAGAAGCCCTAGCAGGCCACGAACTGTCTGAACTTGCAGCAGCATGGGCGCAGGCCCGCCAAAATTCTGCCATTGGTGCGCTCAATCAGCACGTTGAGTTCATCGAGTTCAAGAGCAACCCCAACGTGTTGCAAATAACAGAAGGCCGCACTTTGGCGGCATTAGATCTGGCACGCGTGTGTCAAGTCCCACCGTGGTTGGTGGGGGTCGCTGTTTCATCGTTCACATATCAGAACGCACAACAGGCCCGCCAGGACTTGCTCACCTTCGGGGCGTCACCATTCCTGACGTGCCTTTCCGAAACCCTTTCGGGTGACAACGTGATCGCCAAAGGCAAACACGTTGAATTTGACACCGAAGCATTTGTGAAAACAGCAATGGCTGACAATGTTGACATTGCTGTTGAACCAGCCTTTGAGGAATCAGAAACATGATGAAATTCACCGCTACCGCTGTGAGCCTTGACGCCGCAGCAGGCGACCAGCCCCGCACAATCTCAGGCATCGCTGTGCCATACAACACGGCGGCCACAGTCAGTTCAGGTGCCACTGTGAAAGTGCTGCCAGGTGCGCTACCAGTTGACGGCCCAGCGCCACGCCTACTGGCTGAACACGACATGGGCCAAATCGTTGGCATGGTTACAGCCCGTGAAGAAACTGACGAAGGCATGTTGTTCACAGCCGAAATTGCCCGCACCCGTGCAGGTGACGATCTGGTTGAACTTCTAAAAATGGGTGCCTATGACAGCGTTTCAATTGGCATTGAAGCAGTTGACACTGAGCAAGAAGGCAAAACCACTGTCGTGAAATCTGCCCGATGGCGTGAACTGTCAATTGTTGCTGAACCAGCATTTGAGGCCGCCCGTATCACTGAAATCGCTGCATCAGCCGATGCAGACACCCCCGACGAAACCGAAACACCCCAACCTGAAAAGGACATTGAAAACATGGAAGAAAAGACCCCTGAGGTTGTAGAGGCCGCCGCTGAGGTTGTCCCGACAGCCCCAATCTACGCACAGCCAAAAAAGCATTTTGCGATGCCTTCAGCCAGCGAATATCTTGCGGCCTACCACCAGGGCGGCGAAGTGTTTGCAAAGGTCAACGCAGCATTCATTGAGGCAGCAAAAGCAAAGCAAACCGCTATCGAAGCCGCCGCAGGTGACACTGTGACGACCGACACGCCAGGTTTGCTGCCTGTTCCAATCGTGGCGCCAGTGTTCGCAGACATGAACTATGTGCGGCCAGTGGTCAACGCTGTTGGTGCCCGTGCAATGCCAGACGGCGGCAACTCAAAGACCTTCATTCGTCCAACGTGGACGACTCACACCAGCATTGCAGCGCAGGCGTCAGAACTTGACGCAGTGTCAGCAACCACGCCAGTGATCGCCAGCAACGTAGTCCAAAAATCGACACTTGCGGGACAGGTCACCTTGTCCGTTCAAGACGTGGAATTCACTTCGCCGTCGGCCCTTCAAATCATTTTGCAGGATTTGGCCTCACAGTACCTTGAGAAGTCTGACGACGTGGCCGCTGACGCCATCGTTGCAGGCGCATCAGCATCAGGTTCAACGTGGACTGTCACAGCAAACGACCCAACCAGCCTGATTTCAGCACTGTATGACGCAGCCCGTGACATTCTCGCAGCAACTAACTTCTTGCCTGACCATGTGTTCGTGTCACCAGATGTGTGGTACTCACTGGGCCAGCAGTTGGACGCCGACAAGCGGCCAGTATTCCCATACACCGGCGCATCAGGCCTGATGGGTGTTAATGGTATGGGCACCGGCGAAGTCACTTCAGCGAACACGTTCAACCCGTTTGGTTTGAAACTGGTTGCTGACAAGAATTTCGCTGCTGGCACCATGATTGTTGCACGCGGCGCCGCCGTTGAGTTCTACGAGCAGATCAGGGGCATCACCAGTGTTGAGGTTCCTTCAACCCTGGGCCGTACGTTCTCGTATTACGGCTATGTTGCTACCTTCATTGGTGATGATTCGCAAGTCAAGTCAATCGCTATCGCCTGATAACTAGGGAACGCATCACGCCATGACCACTTTTACCATCACGCAATCATCACGCGTGGGCGGCTATGGCGTGGTGCAAACCCTTGAACAGTTGGCAAACATTCCCCTGGGCAGTTACGTCAACATTGTCGACAGCACCAGGGGACTTAACGGCAACCAACAGGTTGTGTGGTCACTGGTTAATTACGAACTGATTGATGTCACCCCTGAAGGTGAACTGGTTTTTGACTATGACGTACCCCGTGAACATCAGGTCATCTTTCCAAACGCTGGCTCAGATCTCGCCTACGGCGTTGACAGTGGCGAACTACGTTGGGAACCTGAACCCACCTGGATTGTCAGCGATGACGTGACAGAATGGTTAGGCATCAGCGTTGCAACAGCAAATGACACAGCGTTCATCGCAACCTGTGTATCAGCGGCCAACGTGTTTGCCTACAGGCGTCGTGTTGAATCCGGTTACCATGACGACATTGACGCAGCACCTGACGGCGCAGTCAAACTGGGCACCATTATGTATGCGGCGACGTTGTACCGTGAACGGGGCAGCGCCGATTCATTTGCATCATTTGACCAGTTCGGTGGCGGCGTACCGTTCGGCTCACTAGGCCGCATTCTGCAACTGCTAGGCGTAGGCCGCCCACAGGTGGGCTGATGGCTGCCACAGGAATTCTGGCCGCTGCCTACAACAGCGTGACAACAGCGCTGGCTGACGCAGGTTTAGTGGTGGTCACAGACCCCCGCAACGCCCGCCCAATGTCAGTGTTTGTTGAACTCCCCATTGGTGACGCTTTCAATAACAACATTGTTGACGTGCGGATCAGCCTCAGAATTCTGGCCGCCCCGCCAGGCAACCAGGACGCCGCCAACTATTTGCTGAGTACCTTTGACATCATTCACCAACTTGACACCCTGGCTGTGGTTGACTTTAGGCCATCCACCGCTGTTATTGGTGAGCAAAATATTCCCGCCTATGACTTAACAGTCAGACTTTCCACAAGGAGAAACTAGAAGTGGCAACTACCACAGTACTTTCAAACCCAGCGCTGCTGATTGATTCTGTCGATTACAGCGACCAATGCACCAGCGCCGTGCTGACACTCACAAAGGAATCGCTTGAGGCCACTTCTTTTGCTGATACGTCACGCACCTACACTGCTGGCCTAACCAACGTTGAAGTGACCTGCACGCTCATGCTGGCCTACGGCAGCGCCGAAGTTGAAGAAAACCTAGAAGCAAACGTGTTGGGCCAAAATGTTGACGTGGTTATCTATGCCACAAGCAGCACCACCGCAGCAGCAGACAATCCCAAATACACCATTACAGGTGCCTATTGTGAGTCAATTTCCCCGATCTCAGGCGCATTGGGTGAACTTCAAACCATTGACATCACACTGTCAGGCGGCTCGTACACCAGGGCTGTGGCCTGACCTAACTAGAAAGACCCGACATGCAACTTACAATTCAAATCACAACAGCAGATGACCAATACCAGGTTCACACAGATCTGTTCACCATCGTGGCATGGGAACGCAAGTTCAAAACCAAAGCCAGCAAAATGGGTGACGGAATCGGAATGGAAGATCTGGCATTCATGGCATACGAGGCCAGCAAACATGCAGGCCGCACAGTGCCCGCCGTGTTTGACGATTTCATCAGAAAAATTGTGAAAATTGAAGTGGTAGGGGAAGAGGACTCAAACCCTACCCACGAGGCACCTACCGCCGACAGTTAGCAGAACTGCTGTTGGCTGTCGGCTGGTGGCCGCCTCACATAGAATTCGACACAAAAGATCTTCACACAGTTGGTGACGTAGCAAAGGAACAGCAGAAAAATGGCCGACGGGGTAGGCGTTGAAATAGACACCGACGGCAT